GCAGGCATCGGGCAAAGCCGCCCCGGCTACGCTGAATGAAGCTCGACTTGAGAAGACCCTGCTCGAAAGCGAACGCATTCGCGTCCGCCTTCAGCAAGACCGAGGCGAGTTGGTCGAGATCGCCGTTGTGCGCGAAGCCGGAATCCGTATCGGCGCGATCTTCAGCGCCAAACTCGCGGCGCTCGTCAACGACGCATCGGGCGCATTGGCAGGACTCGACGAAGCGAGCTTGCGAAAGAAACTGCATGAGCGCACGCAAGCGATCTTGGCCGAGATCCGAAATGAGCTTGAAAAGGTATAATCAAACAACGGATGAACAAATTGAACTCGAAAGGGTATAAACTATGACATACGAAACACGAACAACAAAGATGATAGTCGGAGTAAAGGGAGAGCAAATATTTGACGACAGCGTAACCGAGATCGAGATCGTAGACGAGGCCGCTGGCGAGTTTTTAGAGGTTAGCCAAGAGGGAGGCAAGCTACGATTCGACGCGGAAGAATGGCCGCACGTCCGAGACGCCATCGAGAAGATGTTCAAGCTCTGCCGGAATTACGACTAGTTAAAGCCAAGCTTGATCTATGACAAAAAAAGAACTTTGGAAAATTTACTCCAAACGCAATCCTTCATTCGACGGTGAAGGAATGATAACGCTGTCCGCTGCCGGACTTCGCAAGATGTTTGAAACAACATGGGATGTTGCCATGTATGACGGAGAAGAGGAGCCGACACCTAAACAACCGCCGTCTGGGAATCTCGACGCGCTCAAGCAAATTTTTGGAATGAAATGATAATCTCAATCATTATCGCAATTTTATTGGTCGGCCTTTTTATTTGGGACGCTAGGAAAGATATCGAATGAACCCACTCGCACAAGGCATCCGCGACGGTATCAAGTTAGCATTCGACGGCACGATACTGGACTGGGCAAGCGACCACGTCAGCTTTCCAAACTCCGACCGAGCTTCGCGCTTCGACCCTTCGGTTGCGCCATGGCTCAACGCGCCGCTGTTGGCCGCAAGCGACGACGAAACGACGCAGGTCTTTCTTCGCGCACCGACAGGTGGCGGGAAGACTACGATGATGGAAACGCTCGCTTGTTTCATCGTTGCTCAAAAGCCGGGTCCGACTTTGTTCGTCGGTCAGACTGACGACATGGTCAAAGACTGGACAGAGTCGCGCTTGCTTCCGATCTTTAACGAATGCCAGCCGGTCAAAGACTTGTTTCCAGAAGACCGGCACGCCTTGCGCAAGACCACGATCCTATTTCCGCACATGGTATTGTTCGCAGGCGGCGCGAACATGACCAACCTACAAGAAAAGTCGATGCGCTATTGCATCGGGGACGAGGTATGGAGGTGGAAAGGCGGGATGATAAAAGAGTTAAAAGCTCGTCACCATGACAGATGGAACCGAAAGACGCTCTTAGTGTCGCAAGGATGGGACGCAGGACACGAAGCGGATGCCGAATGGGACAGCGGAACGCGGGAAGTTTGGGGCTGGATGTGTTCCCATTGCGGGAACTGGCAACGATATCTGTTCGATCAGATCGAATACACGTCCGAACGTGACGACAAGGGCGGTATTCTGTGGGATAGGGTGCAGGACTCCGTCCGAATGAAGTGTGAGCATTGCGAAACTCGCTACAAAGACGACGCAAGTACTCGACGCAACCTTGCAAATTCTGCAACGTATCGTGCACTCAACCCGCATCCGGTGCGCGGTCACAGAAGCTTCGAGTATCCAGCCTACGCAGTCTGGTGGATACCGTGGTTCAGCATAGTCAAGGAATGGATCGAAGCCAACGAAGCCAAGTCATCCGGCAACCTGGAGCCGCTCAAACAATTTATTCAAAAACGCAAAGCGCAGACTTGGCAAGACGAGGTCACGAGCGACTTGCCGGAGATCACGACTGGCGACTACGCGAAGGCGGAATATCTCGAAGGACAAAAGATCGACGGAGAGCACAGGCGCTTTATGTGCGTGGACAAACAGCGCGATCACTTCTGGTGCATCGTCCGCGCCTTCCGCGTGGACGGTTCGTCCATGCTCTTGCACGAGTCGCGTCCGCTGACTTGGGAGACGCTCGACGCCATTCAACAGCAATTCGACATAATGCCGAGGTGCGTTGTTGTTGATGCCGGTTACGATACGCCGCTCGTTTACGAACAATGTGCGCGGCGTGGGTGGACGGCTTCGCACGGGTCGGGTCAGGACGGGTTTTATCATATCGACAACGGCAGGCGCACTCGCCGCTTCGTCTCAAAAATTGAAGGAGCGCAAGCCGGATCGGACGGGTTAAAGTGCGCGTATTTCTTTTTCAGCAACGAAGGCATCAAGGACAAGCTCGCGTCACTCCGCCAGGCTGACGCTGTGCCGAAATGGGAAGTTGCGCGGGACGTGTCCGAAGACTATCGCAAGCAGATGCTGTCGGAGATGAAGAAAGATGTCACGAACTCGAAAACAAAACAAGTCGAGCAACGATGGGTGCGCATCGGCGGACGTCCGAACCATCTTTGGGACTGCGAGTGCATCGCACTCGCGTCCGCGATGCTGGCGGGAGTTTTGCCGATAGGTGAGAATTGACACAACGAACTTTTAAATGGCGATGCACAAATCATTCTTCGGTCTTCCGGTTGCGACATTGCAAGAATTGCAGACCGATTTCACGGCTTGTCTAAAAGCGATCGCCATTGCAGGCGCAAGCTACAGCATAGCAGGCCGAAGCTTCACTCGCGCCAACCTTGCCGAGGTCGCACAGACCATCAAAGAGTTACAAGCCGCTATTGACAACGCCAGCGGGAATAGGGTATCACGTTACACGCCGACCTTCCCGACGCAACGACCATGACTCAAGACATCATCACCAAAGCCATTTCGTTCGTCTCTCCCAAGGCCGCTCTTGACCGCATGGTTAACCAGGCGAAGCTACGCAATTTCGGGCGCTTTGATTCAGCATTGACGAGCGAAAAGCGCGGGATCAGTCGCGGAGTTAGCGGTGGCGAAGACACGGCAGGAACTCGCGAACGCTTCGCGCTCATCCGAGCCGCTCGCGATCTCGCTGACAATTTTCCGCCTGTCCGTTCGCTCCTTTTAAAATTTGCAACCTACGTCTCCGGTCGCATCGCTTATCAAGCACGCACCGGCGACCGCGAAGCCGATACAGCTATTGAAAGGTATTGGCAACGGTGGTGTAACGAGTGCGATTTCCTAGGCAGGCACAACTTCACAACGCTTTTACAACTCGCTGTAACGGCCATCCTTCGCGATGGAGATTGTGGATTCATCATCGTCCGCGACGGCGAAGACCTAAAATTGCAAAGCGTCGAAGCCGACCGCATCGGATCGCCTTACGACCGCACGGATACGGATAAATATATCGGTGGAATAAATGTTGACGACTATGGAAGACCCATTTCATACACAATTTTCACGCGTACTATTAATAACCAGTATATTTCTCCTACTGATATTGTTGCAAAAGAATTTATCCACCTATTCGACGCAGCAAGACTTGACGAATATCGCGGGCGCTCTGCTTTCGCTACTGCGCTGAACGCAACGAGAGACTTGCAAGAAGCGATCAAGGCCGAAGTGCAGGCGATCAAATACGCGAGCTATCAATCCGGCGTCATCACCACCGAGAGCGGAGCCGCAGACGCTGGCGACTACTTTGCTCGCGGAAACACGAACGATCAAGGTCAAGTCGCACGCCTTCAGTCGCTCGATCCTGGCACGGTCAACTATTTGAGCGCAGGCGAGAAAATGGAAATGTTCAAGTCGGACAGACCGACCGGAGCATTCGGAGAGTTCATCCGCTTGGTGCAGGCGCACATTTGCATGGCAGTCGGCTTGCCATATGGATTTGCATTCGACGCCGACAAGAGCGGCCCTATGGCTCGCATGGAGGCCGCGATGGCAGAGCGAACATTTCTTCGGTGGCGTGGACTCTTGGAAGGTCAGTTCCTCAACAGGATAAAAAATGTTATCTTACTCGACGCCGCATCTCGCGGACTCATTCCAGATTCCGAATACTTGCTTGATGGCCGTTGGTGCTGGCCAGCCAAAGTTTCGATTGACTACGGACGCGAGGCCAATGCCGACATCGCTTTGTGGAAAGCTGGATTGAAGACAGCAGGACAGATTTACTCCGATATGGGTGAAGACTACGAGGAAGCACTTCGCGCACGCGCCAAGGAAGCGAACATGATCAAGGAACTTGGTCAAGAGTTCGACATCCAACCCAACCGCATTTCTGATTCCGTTCCGATTACTGCTATCGACACCATCTTTGACGAGAGCAAGAACGAAGCACCGCCGCTCATCGAGAGCATCGGCATCGGCGGTACGGATGCGCTTTCCGGCATCCTTGCTTCGCTCGGTCGCGGAGAACTTTCAGCGGAACAAGTCGCCGTCATCCTTCGCGTTGTCTTCGGAATGGACGAGGAGAACGCAAACAAAATCATCAACGCCGAACCGGCAAAGCCGCAGGCAGAACCAGCACCGTCAGCATTCGAGGCCGATCAGAACAAGCCTAGCAAGGGCATGATCGAAGAGGCCGCTCGTGGCTTAAAGTGGCGCGAAGAATACAACCGAGGCGGAACCGAGGTCGGAGTCGCACGCGCTCGCGACATCAGCAACGGCAAGAACTTATCCGACGATACCGTTAAAAGAATGCACTCGTTTTTTTCACGGCACGAAGTTGATAAAAAAGGACAGGGGTTCACTCCAGATGAAGACGGATTCCCATCCGCAGGCCGCATTGCATGGGCATTGTGGGGCGGAGACGCAGGGCAGACTTGGGCCGCTGATAAGGTCAAAGGAATGCAGGCATCGCAGCCCGAACAGATGAAAGTATCGCTCGCCGTTCGCGATACGTTCGGACGCATCACCGGCTTTGAAACAAAGCACGAACTCGTTATGCCGACTCCAGAAAAAGACGAAGAGCAAGACGACTTCATTGGCCGTTGCATGGTAAGCGGAACGATGTCGAGCGAATATCCAGACGAGAGCCAGCGCGTAGCCGTATGCTCTGCACAATGGGAGAAAAAATAATGATCACACACGGAATTGCACTCGAAGCAAAAAAGGCACTCATCACCGGCGTTCACCAACCCGGCGACGACTATCGGATCGCGCTTTACAGCGCATCGGCAAAGATCGGGCCGACGACAAAAGCCTACACAACCGAAGGCGAGATCAAGGGGCTGGGCTACAACGCTGGAGGCGTAGCACTAAAGGGACATCGCACAGGCATCATCGGCAAAAATGCTTTTATAACATTTGATGACGTTGTCCTAAAATCCGCAACCTTCGCCGCAGGTGGAGCGATGATCTACAACGCCAGCAAGGGCAACGCAACCTTGTGCGTTCTCAACCTTGGAGCCGAGCGGCACGTCTACGACGGCGCGTTTGAACTCAAATTTCCCAAGCCAACCGAAACCAGCGCACTCATTCTTTTAGCTTAAATATGAAACCAACCAACCCAATCGTCATCGACGGCAAGACCTACGATCTTTATACAATGACACTCGCAACAGCGAGTCGCTACAACTCGCCAGACCAACAGGACGCGAGCGTTGTATTGACGCTCACGCCGACACGCTTTGAAGGCGACCAAGTCGAGCAGTCGCAAGAAAACAATCGCACGGTTCTTTTCGGTTCGCTTGCCTCCGCTTCGCAACCAGCAGTCGTCGCGGTCGATGAAGTATCCGCCGCAATCCAAAAATTCATTTACGCGGAAGGGCTTTAAAATATGGCCGTCATCAAAGCTCAAGCATCTGGAAACTGGAGCGCAGTTGGAACATGGAGCGGCGGCGTAGTGCCAACGCTCAACGATACCGTCTACGCGAATAGCTTCACAGTAGCACTTGATCAATCCATCGACTTGACCGGCTCAACCGTGGACACATCTGGCTCGTTTATTCCGGGACAAATCTACATGGTCGTTTCGCTTGGAACGACCAACTTTGCATTGACGGCAAACTGCATTGCTCCAGGAACAAATGCAGGAACTCCGGTCGCGATCACCTCAGCAGTCGGTCAGATTTTCCAAGCCGTCAACGCAGGCACAGCAACCACCGGCACGGCTCGCCGCATGGGAGCTTTGTTGAACTACGTCAACACGCCGCTGACTATTGCAACGGGCGGCGGATTCACACTAGCGGCAAACTGGAATATCACGGGTGCATACATCCAAGCAGGCTCCGCGAATTGCTTGACCGTTTCCGCAGCCGCAAGCTCGACACTTGCTGGTTGCCGTGCAACAGGCTCGGCAGTTAACTTGTCGACTCGCGCTATTGCATTTTCATCAAGCGGAACATTAACGCTCGATGGCATTGTCGCAATCGGCGGAAGAGTGCCGGGAACAACCGCCGCAAACGGAGCGCACGCCATCGAGTCTACGTCGGCGGCAGGAACTATAGGTGTTACAAATGCCAGCACATTGACGGGTGGAAATAACTCCTTCGCCTACGGCCTAAACAACGCCAGCACAGGCGCAGTCACCATAACATCGAGCGCGGTAACCGGCGGGAGTGGAGGCTCCTCCACCTACGGCCTAAACAACGCCAGCACAGGAACGATCACAATCACATCTAGCACGCTAACGGGAGGGATTGGCACCGCTTCCTTCGGCCTAAACAACGCCAGCACAGGAACAATCACCGTCACATCTAGTACGATAACGGGCGGGAGCAACTCCAGCGCCTACGGTCTCAGCAATACCAGCACAGGAACGATCACAATCACATCTAGCACGCTAACGGGCGGAAGCGGCACAAACGCCTACGGTCTCAGCAATACCAGCACAGGAACGGTCACCGTTACTTCCAGCACACTAACGGGCGGAAGCGGCACCACCGCCTACGGCCTAAACAACGCCAGCACAGGAACAATCGTATCGACAGGCGACATCACCGCGACCAACTCCGCGAGTGGCTTATCCTCAGACAACACCGCAGCCAACGTCAAAATTAGCGGATCGCTCATCGGTAGCGCAAACGGAATATCTGCCATATATGCGTCCAAATATCTCATCGACCCAACTCCGACCACAGCAAAATTCCGGCAAGGCAAAAACGGATCAACAACATACAGCGATTTTTTCACCGCCGACAACAGTTTCGGACAAGCCGCCATCACAGACGTTCGCTTTGGAACCGTGTATGCAAGCGGAGCACTTACGGGCGTTGCATACATTCCAGCGGCGGGATCAGTTGCACTTGGCGTTCCCGTGGATGCGACCACAGGAACAGCAACGCTAACCGCAGCTGACGTCCGCGCCGCAATAGGCCTCGCCACCGCAAACCTCGACACTCAACTCGCCGCGATACCAACAGCGGCAGGGAATGCAAGCGCCGTCAGAACGGAACTCGCGCCGGAGCTTGTGCAAGTAACAGAGATCCACGCGATCCACGGACTCGATATCGCAAACGCGCTAACGGTAACGCCAACGCTACGCTCGGCGGGAGCTATCACACAGGCGATCACCGGAGACGGAACTACGAGCACGATAGTCACGCGAGTCTAAGCGTATGCTAGCTTCCCTGCTCATCGCAACGCAGGGCTTAATGCCAAGCCCGACGCCGATTTCAATCGGCGTGCAGGGCTTGTTATTCGTTTCGGTAGTCCCGCCAGTTCCTATCGCTCCGACCGATCTTCCTGGGGGTGGGGGAAGGCGTGACGAGCGAAGGGTAACGCTCTACGCTATCGGCAACAGACTCCGATATTCAGTCGGGAGCGTCGATATAAGCGCAGGAACGCGGATAAATGTAACAGGCAGCGCGTTCAATTCTCGCACTTCTGACGCTTCGCTTTCGATCAGCGCAAGCACAACAGCAAAAGGCAACCGAAACCATGCCGGCACGGGCCGCGCAGGAGTGTCTATATCGTCCACATTCGACGTCGTCGGATGCGAAGAAGAGAACGAACTTGAAGTTTATTTGATGGCACAAGCAGCGATGGAATTGATGGACAGCATTTGACATCCGCGCCTTCGAATGGATGTCATCGAAGGCGTATCAATAATTTCAATCGGCGAAGCGAAAGGCCACGGCCTATACGTTGACGAGCAGACTTTGATGGAAGTCAAAGAATGCGCGGAGTCATACAAGGGCGGCGTCAAGGTCAACCTAGACCACGGCGCAGGCATTAAAGACATCGTCGGTTTCGTAAACAATTTCCGCATCGTCGGATCGCAACTCTTGGGCGATCTCAACCTTCTCCAAACATCGCCAATGCGCGATTACGTCTTGGAGATTTCAAGCAAACTTCCCGACACGTTCGGGATCAGTATCGCATTTAGCGGGCCGATCCGTGAAGTGAATGGGATGGACTTCGCGAGCTGCACCGAGCTTTACAGCGCCGATCTCGTGCAAACTCCAGCCGCAAATGCGACCGGGCTTTTCAGTTTTACCGCCAAGCAAGTTGACAAATTTTTCAAACAAATGGAAGACGCAACAATTGAAATCGAACCAAAGGAGGACGAGGTCAGCATCGCCGACATCGTTTCTCGTCTCGCCGCTCTTGAAACCGCCTTCGGCGACTACAAGAACAAAATGGAAATGCCAGCCGAAGATCCAGCCGCAGAGCCTATGAAGGAAGAGATGGCCGCTGAACTCAGCGCAATTTCCAAGCTCGAAGCCAAGCTCGACACGATCATCTCGAACTTCGGAGCCGCTCCAGTAAAGGCTTCGGTAGTAGCTGAAGAGAAAGCCGAAGAGAAATTCGACTTGAAAGCGATCATCACCCAGAAAACCGAGGAACTCGGCAGCCGCACCGAAGCGATCCGTTTCGCAATGCGCAACCACCGCGAAGCCTACATCGAAGCCCGCGACAACAACCAACTCAACTTTTAATCCACCTAATTTATGGCAACACAAAACGACCTAGGAATCCGGAGTTTTAACTTCGCTTCCGCTATCAGCGCCAACACTCTCGTGAGCGTGTCAGGCGACAACGCGGCGCAAGCCGCATCAACCGGAGCCGCAGCAATCGGAGTTGTCCAAGACGACACCGCAGCCGCTGATCAAGGCGCCGTCAAAATGTTTTTCCCATCGCAGTTCGGCATCGTAGCCGCCGCCGGTATCGTTACCGCAGGCAGCTCGGTCTTCGCTGTGACGAACGGAACCATCGTCGGAAGCCTCGCAGCCAGCGCAGCGACTCTCGGCATCGCGATCAACAGCGGCGTAGCCGGTGACATCGTCGAATACGTCCCTAAGTTCAACCAATAATTTAACTACCCACTATGGCACTCTCATACACAACCATTCGCGCAGACATCGCCCAGGCTGTCTTCGAAGGTCTCAGCAACAAAAACAATTTGTTCATCGGCACAGAAGTCATGCCCGTGTTCAGCTCAGACGTTCGCTCCGGCGCATATCTGAAATTGAACCTCGGCGACTCCGAAGCCCTCAACGACGACGCACTCAAGATCGCCGCCGGTGCTGGATATCCCCGCACAAGCCGCCGGTTCACAAGCGACTCGTTCGACGCTATCGAATACGGTCTCGAAGAGGTTCTTCCTGATTCCAACCGCCGCGATCTCGACAGATTCTTCGACACCGAAGTTAACATCGCCGCGATGTTGCTCCGCCAGATCCAAGTCAGCCACGAGGCCCGTGTTGCTTCCGCAGCATTCGCCGCCAACGGCCTGACAGCGATCAGCGCCAGCGCAGCCTACACCGAAGCGAACATCACCAGCTTCGACGTCCCCGGCGACGTTGCCGCAGCCAAGCTCGAACTCGCCAAATACGGCGTGCTCGCGAATACATTGATCATGTCCATGCCTGTGTTCGAGCGCATTCGCCGCTCGGCCAAGGTTCAAAACCAATTCTTCGGCATCGTTCCTTCGGATCAAAGCCGTCTCTTGAGCGAAGGCGAAGTGGCCGCCGCTGTCGGAGTCGACCGC